CGCAGGTCAAACGGCAACTCAAGAGTATCAAGACCTATTAGAAACCGTAGGTAACTATCGCAAAGTCCAAATCCAAACGGATATGGCGGTGGATGCTGCTGCCACTACTATGACTCAAAAGTTAGGCGGTGCGCTTGGTGGTGCTACGGCAGGTTTTGAATTGATGCAGGGAGTTATGGGTACTTTTGGTGCTGAATCTCAAGAAGTAGAAAAACTACTCCTTAAGGTTCAGTCTGCAATGGCTATCTCTCAAGGTATTCAAGGTGTAAGAGAGGCTATTCCTGCTATTACTGCTTTTGGCACTGCTATAAAAACACAAGCTATCGCAGCTCTAACAACTTTAAAAGGAGCATTGATTGCAACTGGTATTGGTGCGCTTGTAGTTGCGTTGGGATTCGCAGCAAATGCTATGGGATTGTTTTCTGATTCAAGTGAAGATGCAGAGAAAAAACAAAAGAAACTTGATGACCAATTAGAAAAAACCAATAAATCACTTGAAGAACAAAGGAACTTTTATGATAAGTTATCAGCATCAATGGAGCAAAGCACTCGAAAACAAATTCTCGATGCTCGTAAACGTGGTGCAACTGAAGAGGAAATAACAGATATTACTACAAAGGGAATTGAAAGACGTATAGAGCTTTTAAAGATTGAAGAAGAACAGGCTCGCAAAACTATGCTTCAAAAGTCGAAGGATAGAAATGCTAGCTATAAGGAATATGAAGCAGCAGACGACGCATATCAAGCCGCTATAAAGCGAACTGAGGAACTACAATTACAACTTGATGAGCAGAGACAAGCTGAAAAAGAAGCTCAAGACCAAATTAATAAAGATAATGCAAAAGCCAATAAGGAAAAACGAAAAGAGGAATTAGCTAAACTTAGAGAATACAATCGTGAGGCAACTGATTTATTTAAGTCTGAATACGAAAAACAAGTACGAGATATTAGAGAAAAGTACGCTGAACAAATTGCACTTGCCAAAAAATACAAACAAGATACAACTGCTTTAGAAGCTGCCCAAACTCAAGAGCTTGAAGACGCCTTAGATAAGTCTATGAAATCTTTAGAGACTTTGTCTTTACAAAAGGTTCAAATTCAACAAAGAGATTTAGGCACTTTACAAGGTTCTATCAATCAAGAGTTAAAATTAAAACAAGAGGCAGCAGATTTAGAGTTACTTCAACTACAAGTTAAAGCGCAACGAGCAAGAAAAATAGAAGAGCAATCTCAATCGTTTAAAGTTAAAGCAGTACAAGACGGATTAAGCGCCATTGCTTCTATTACAGAACTATTCGGTAAGAAATCAGAGAAAGCGGCTAAACGTGCTTTCCAAGTTCAAAAGGCTGCAAATATGGCAAGTGCTTTAATCTCTACTTATCAAAACGCAACGGCTGCTTATGCTTCTCAGTTTACTCCCTTACCTACACCTGACTCACCCATTCGTGGAGGCATTGCCGCAGGCATTGCGGTAGCAACAGGCTTGGCTAATGTGGCAAAAATTGCTCAACAAAAATTTGAATCACCAAGTACAGGCGGTGGAGGAGGAAGCACAGGAAGCGCTGGTGGCGGCGGAGTAATGTCTCCAAACTTTAACATCGTAGGTAACTCAGGATTCAATCAGTTAGCACAAATCCAACAACAACCAATCCAAGCGTATGTAGTGAGTGGTGAGGTAACATCTGCTCAGGCACTCGATAGAAATAGAATTAAAAACGCAACATTGTAACACATTTCAACTTTTTGAATTATGACAACCCTTGAATTAGTAATCGACGAAAAAGACTTCCAAAGCGGTATCAATGCCGTTTCAGTAGTGGAAGCACCTGCGATTGAGGAGAACTTCATCGCCTTAGCAAAACACGAAGTAGAACTTAAAGAAATTGACACCGAGAAACGTATCCTAATGGGTGCTGCTCTTATCCCTAACAAGAAGATTTACCGCAGAAACAAAGAGGAGGAGTTCTATATCTACTTTTCGGAGGACACCGTGCGTAAAGCTATGGAGTTATTCTTCAAGAAAGGAAACCAAAACAACGCTACCTACGAACACAAAGACGCAATCAAAGGAATGAGTGTAGTAGAATCGTGGCTAATCGAAGACGAAAAGATGGACAAAAGCCAGTTGTACGGATTTAACCTACCAAAAGGAACTTGGATGATTTCTATGAAGGTAGACAACGATGAGGTTTGGCAAGACGTAAAAGACGGCAAGATAAAAGGATTCTCAATTGAGGGATACTTTGCTGACAAGATGCCTGAATCACCTCGTGAGGAGCAAGAAAAACACGCAATTATCGAACAACTTAAAAACTTACTAAAATAAAACTAATGAATAATATCCTAAACAAAATCGCTGAAATGGAGCGTAATGCAGCAGAGATTCAAGAAGTGCAATTAGCATCACATAAAGTAGAGTTAGCATTGTTAGATGAGATACTTGACTTGAATAGAGAAGCAGGTTCATTGTTATCATTGCCAGTTATGAAAATTGCTGAACAATTATCTAAATCAATTGAACTAAATAGAAAAGGATTAGCACAAGCTGAAAAAGGTTTAAAGGCTGCTCAAGATTTAGGAGTTCAAGATGGAATTGATACTTTTAAAAGATGGGTAAAAAGTTGTACAGATGATATTAAGCGTGCTGAAAAAGGTCAAAAAATACTTGCTGATTTATCTCAAATTTAAAAATAGAATTATGTCAAAATTCAAAACTCCAAGTAAAGCAAGTCCAAGAGCAGGCGCAAGAAGAGGTTGCCTATGCGCAGACGGAAAATACTCAACTAAGTGTTGTGACGGAAGTTTAGAGGCACAAGGCATTGGTAAGACGGAGGGAACAGGAGATTCTGTTACTACAACCATAGTAAACGGAGTTAGAACTACGGTACGTCAAAACGGATAAAAAGGAAACAAATCAAATTTAAATACTTGAAACATTATGAACACTACAAAATCAGTTTACAACAGACTATTTAAAGAGGAAGCTACTGAGCTTGCTTCTCACGAAGTTGAATTAGCTTCGGTTCAAGATTTGGAAAAAGCAATTAAAGAAGCTACTAACCAAAGTGATGTGTATTTAAAATTACTTGGGGATATAGATTCTTATGAAAAAGAAATTCAAGCAAAAAAACAAGCAATGCTTACAAAAGCAGAGGGCGTTAGACGTGAATTAAATAACAAAAAAAACATTTTAGGCGATACTTGGAGTGACTTTAATCAGAAAGCTAAAGAATTAGGCATTGATGCAAAAGGTATTCCTGTGTTTAAAAATGCTGATACTGCTTTTATGAAATTAGAAAAAGAATCAAGAGATTTATCGGATATAATCGTTAAAAAATTAGGCGGTAAATTTTAACTCATTGCTGTAAATAAATAAAAACAAATGAACGAAAAATCAATCTTAAACAAAGTCCGCACACTTTTAGGTTTAGAAGTGAAGTTGGAAACTATGCGCCTTTCTGATGGTGTATCTATGCTTGAAGCAGAATCATTCGAAGCAGGTCAACCTGTATTTATCCTAACTGAAGACGAACAACGCATCGCACTTCCTGTAGGTGAGTATGAACTTGAGGATGGTCGTATCTTGGTAGTTATCGAAGAAGGCGTTATCGCTGACGTTCGTGAGGGTGCTGAGCCTGAAGTAGAGGTAGAAGTAGAAGACGAAGTAGAAACAGGTAAAATGCCTGAAGAAGAAATGGCACAAGAGCCTGCTGCACCTACTGCAAAGAAAATCATCGAATCAGTAACTAAAGAATCTTTCTTTAGCGAAATCGAAGCCTTGAAAAAAGAAAACGAAGAGTTAAAGGCACAACTCGAATTGTCAAAAACTGAAGTTGCAGAAGAAGTTGCACCAGTTGAATTGAGCGAAGAGCCTAAACCTATTTCATTCAACCCTGAAAACGAAACTAAAGTAGAAGCGTTCAAAGTATCTAAGAACCGTCAACGTTCTACAATGGATTCAATCCTTGAAAAATTCAACAATATTTAATAACTAAAAAACAAAAAAATGAGTACAACATTCACATCCGTGTCTAACGATGTTTTACGTCAAGTAGGCGTAATTGAAACATTGACAGGTGCAACAACTTTAACTGCTGAAGATAGCGGTAAAGTATTTATTCTTAACGCTGCTGCAGGTGCGCAAGTTACACTTCCTGCCGTTGCTGACGCTTCAGGACATCAATACCGTTTTGTTGTAGGTGCTTTATTTGCAACTACTGCTTGGACTATCAAAGCTGCTTCTAACAAAATCCAAGGTGGTGTTATCGTAAATAGCGTTAACGTACCTGCTGCTGACGAAAACACGATTACTTTCTCTGCTTCTGCTGATACAATCGGTGACTTCGTAGAATTAAACTGCGACGGTACAAACTGGTATGTTTTCGGTCTTGGAACTTCTGCAGGCGCAATCACATTAACTGTAGTATAAACAAACTTAAATAATTAAATAAAATGGAAAAAATTAATCTTTCGACTACTCAAAGCATCAGCACAACATATGCTGGCGAGTTTGCAGGTAAGTACATTGCAGCAGCTTTATTGTCTGCTCCAACCCTTGACAAAGGCGGTATTACTATTATGCCTAACGTCAAATATAAGCAGGTAATTAAGCGTGTGGCTACAGATGACATTATCCGTAACGCATCTTGCGATTTCGACCCTACATCTACAATCACTTTGACTGAGCGTATCCTTCAACCTGAGTCTTTCCAAGTTAACTTACAACTTTGTAAAACTGACTTCCGTGCAGATTGGGATGCTATCCAAATGGGTTACTCTGCATTTGACACTCTTCCTAAATCTTTCGCTGATTTCCTTATCGCACACGCTGCTGAGAAAGTTGCTGCAGGTATGGAGACTTCAATTTGGAGAGGTGTTAACGCAACTGCAGGTCAGTTCGCAGGTATTATGACACAATTGACTACTGATGCTTCTTTGCCAGCTGCACAAGAAATTGCAGGTACTACAGTAGATGCTACAAACGTTATTGCTCAATTAGGTTCTATCGTTGATGCTTGTCCTGCTGCGGTTTACGGAAAAGAAGACCTTACTTTGTATGTATCTAACAACATCTATCGTGCTTATGTTCGTGCATTGGGTGGCTTTGCTGCTGCAGGTGTAGGTGCTAATGGTTACGAGAACAAAGGTACAAACCAAGTTCTTGGTGACTTGTTCTTTGATGGTGTTCGTATCTTTATGGCTAACGGTCTTGCTAACAACACTGCACTTCTTGCTCAAAAATCTAACCTTTACTTCGCAACAGGTCTTTTGAACGATATGAACGAAGTTAAAGTTTTGGATATGGGTGACATTGATGGTTCACAAAACGTACGTGTAGTTATGCGCTTTACTGCTGACGCTAAATACGGTTTTGCTTCTGACGTTGTTACTTACGGTATCACAAACTCTGCTAACTAATCTTAGCTTAACTTAAACTACAGGGGAGGGCAAGTCCCTCCCTTTTTTATAACATTTAAAAACTAAAAATATGTCTTGTGAAGTTGCAAATGGTCGCTTAGAAGTATGTAAAGACGCAGTAGGTGGTATTGACGCTATCTACTTCATCAATTACGGAGACTTCTCTTCCGCTGACGTTGCTTATGTAGCTGGTACTGATACCATCGATACAATTGCTAACGTTGCTAATCTATACAAATACGAACTCAAAGGAACTAACTCTTTTGACCAAGTATATAACTCAAGCCGTGAGAACGGTACTACATTCGCTGAGCAAACGCTTACCGTTACCCTTAAAAAACAAGATGCTACAACGCATAAAAGTGTTAAGTTGATGGCTTACGGACGTCCTCACATCGTTGTTAAAAACCGCAATAACCAATTCTTCCTTGCAGGTTTAGAACACGGAATGGAAATCACTACTGCAAACGTATCTAACGGAACTGCAATGGGGGACCTTAATGGTTACACATTGACTTTCGTAGGAACTGAGAAACTTTATGCTAACCTACTTGACTGCTCAAACGAGGCAGGTCTTGCAGGTGGTGCAGGTGATGTTTTCGGTGTTGCGAATATCGTTACTGTCTAATTCGTTTTTTCATAGCGTGGAAGGGGAGGCTTAGGTCTCCCTTTTTTATTTGGCAACAAAACCATTCTTTTGACTTGTAGTAGTATGATAGTTTTAACTACATCTACATCAGCTCAGACGTTTTCATTCATTCCTCGTGATGGGTTTAATACAATGATTCTTACGGATGACCAAACAAATACACCTGTTACCGTAACCATCACCAGTTCAACGCAAGGAGACTACATAAACACGATAACTGCATCCTTCGCATTAAAAGAAGGACACTTCTACGACTTAGTTCTAAAACAAGGAACTACCATCGTCTACAAAGACCGAATTTTTTGTACTGACCAAAACATCGTGAACTTCTCGGTAAATTCAGGTGAGTACACTTCAAATACAACCGCAAATACATACATCGTATATGAGTAACATACACGTTTTAAATCTATCTGC